GTGAAAAAGGAGATAAAATAACGCTGATTAATCTTAATAATAATAAAGGTGCTGAAACGTTCTACCGGATTGCACAAGCGATGCCTGATAAGCAGTTTTTAGCGGTGCAGGGTGGATATGGGCAGCAGATATACAAAGAATTGCCTAATGTGGAGTTTATGGCTAATCAGCCAGATATAAGGAATGCCTATCAGAAAACAAAAATACTACTCATGCCATCCCACTACGAATCATGGGGAAGAACGGCAACCGAAGCGATGGCATCCGGTATCCCGGTGATATGTACTGACTTACCGGGACTACGTGAGAATTGTGGGGATGCAGGAATTTATTGCAAACAGGATAGAATCGAGCAATGGGTAGAGGCTATCCGTAATGTGGAAAATAATTACGAAATTTGCAGTAATAGGGCATACGCAAGGGCAGAGGAATTGCAACCCGAAAACAACTTATTAAAATTCGAACAATGGGTAACTACTCTTATCAAATAGATGCAAACATAACAGAGGTAAGCTATGCCGAGCCGGTAACACTTGCCGAAGCGAAGTTATACATCCGTGTTTCTCATAGTTCCGAAGATCCACAAATTGCAGAAATGATTAGTGCTGCCCGAAAGACAATTGAACAGGCAGCCGGTATATCAATCATAACAAAACAGGTAACAGTTTGGTTCAGTAATAAAGGTGGTGTATTTAATCTTCCTTATGGGCCTATTATATCTACTCCGGTTATTTCCGATGTAACTACAGGCACAACGTATGATGCTACTGTTATCGGTGGCAGTCATCCGATTGTTACCTTCCCTATGCAGGATAATATGAAAGCAGTTTATAATGTGGGTATGACTACTGTACCTGTAGCGTTAAAGTATGCGATACTTGACCAATTAAATCATATGTATGAGAATAGGGGTGCAGGTGCAGAAGGAATGGGAATCTGCGAGAAAGCGTGGAGGGCGTGTCAGTTGTTCACCAAACAAAGTCCAATACTATGAGGATAAAAGGCAATAGTCCTAAATTCTTATCGGCTGAATTATTAATCGAGCCGATTGGGGTAATGCAGCCAACGACTATTAGCGATGGTGAGGGGGGATATACGGTTACCTATTCGTTAGTATCTACTATATGGGCGCATTATGTGCCATTAGGTCAAGACCGACAATTAATTGCAGCAGGAGTAAATTATACCGATTCAGCAAGGGTATATATCCGCTACCCCCTCACTTTCGATAATACCTATCAGTTGCAGATTAATGGGCAGAATTATTCCATTCATTCTTCTACTGATTTAGAGAATAAGCACGAATATTACGAAATTGTAATTTATAGATAATGGCAGGATTTTCACTTGACATATCGGGGGTTAAACAGATACAAGATGCCATTAAGCGTATTGATGAGAAGGCTACTAAGGGATTGAGTGACGAAATGGCTACCGCTTCTACAAATATTCAGAAGGCAGCTAAACGTAATGCTCCTGGGAACTTTGGTAAATTAAGACAAAGTATACAGGTTGACACAGGTAATACTTTGTTTAAGTCTGTATTTAGTACAGTTGCTTATGCTCCTTATGTTGAGTTCGGAACGAAAAAAAAGGTTAATATACCTTCTGGTTGGGAAACGTTTGCAGCACAATATAAAGGTAAAGGTAAAGGGGATTACTACGATTTTTTACAAGCTATACTTCTATGGGTTAAAAGAAAAAAATTAGCACAAAAAACAAATGCAGCCACAGGTAGAAGAAGTACAAAAAAATCTGATTTATTAAAAGTTGCTGAATCGGTTGCATGGCATATTATCAAGAATGGAGTAAAGCCTCAACCATTTATGATTCCCGCCTATGAAGCAGAGAAACCTAAGTTAATCAAGCGGTTAAAAAATCTGTTCAAATGATAATGAAAAACCCTGCCATAGAGATTAAGAAGTGGCTAATCGCCAGACTGGCAGCGTATGCGTATATTGATGTGTACGATGGTATGTTTCCGCAAAATGTGGAAGTAGACAATGAGTATATTGTACTTACCTCCCGAACAGCTAATCAAGGGGAAGGGAAAGGATGTTTTCAGTCAGAGGTTTCAGTAAATATTGATATTGTTACCCGATCAAATAGTTTCGGGTACAAACGTGCGGAGATTATTGCGGAGAATGTTATGGCAGGAGTAAATTCCGATACCGACATAATTTTGCCTGCAGGTTGGGACTGCAAAAACGTGGTTTTAGAATCCATAACCAACCTCGAAGATATAGACCCATTTGATAATACTTTTCGCGTAATTTTGCGTTATACTTTTATAATCACTCAAACAATCTAAAATGGCGTATTCATTTGTAAATGGTAGGGACATCGTTCTTACAATCGACTGGGACAACAACGGATCATTCTTCCCGGTGGCGTGTTTAACTTCTGTATCAATGGATGTTAAGCGTGATGCTATTGATGCTGATAGCAAGTGCGGGGATAACCAACTTCCCGGAGATTCAGTATCACAGACTATCTCATGTAGTGGTCATGCAATCGACCAAACAGGCACTATCGACCGTGAGGGGTATGATAGACTTTACACTTTATTGCAGAATAAGACTGCATTTGCTGCGAAGTTAGGGCCTGCTTCTTTAGTGTCTGGCGACATCGTTTATTCCGGTAACATCTTTGTAACTTCTTTGAAGTTGGATGCAAAGGATAAAGATTTGATGAAGTTCGATGCTGAATTTGGCGTTGTAAATGCTCCATTAACCCAAACTAAGACCTACTAATTATGACCGCCTTTGAATTACAAGTAAAGGATGGAGTAGTTAAGTTAGAGTGGGGAACGTGGGCAATGCACCGATTTTGCGAGATGAATGGCAATATGCCTATCAGCAAGTTGATGGAAATATACGATGGTAGTGTATTTACGTTTAAGCACGTAATTACAATGATACAGGCTGCAAGTGAGAGCGCCGGAAATGTAGTGGATGAAAAGACTGCTGCGAGATGGATTGATGAAGCCGGAGGATTGCAGTTTAGCGGTAGTAAGGTGTTAGATTTTATTCAATACACTATCAAATGTATTATTCCGGAACTACCTGCTGAAAAGGAATCTTCGCAGGAAAAAAAAAGTTAAGGGAGCGGAGTTGGGATGAGGTATTGGTGCTGGCTATTGAAGCAGGGTTAAGTATTGAGCAGTTTTGGGGGCTAACGTGGCGTGAGTTTTTGTTATACCGCAAAGGGTATGAAGCGAAGCAGTTAGCGGAGTGGCAAAGAACAAGATTGATAGCTTACATCATGTATTGTACTAATACCGAATCGGGGAAGAGAAAGGATATACAGGACTTTATGCCATTGACTACTGATGAATTACCTGATAGAGGTGAGCCATTAACACAAGAGCAGTTTATAGAAAATATGAAGAAACTTTCACAAGCGATATAAGATGGCAGAAGAAACCCTCAAAATAGTACTTACCGCCGATAACAAGCAGGCACTTTCCGCAATGAAGGAAACAGTTTCATCGCTGGATAATGTTGCTACTGCATCAAATAAGACAGGCGGGGTAGTTAAAAAGATGGGTACTGACTTTACCGGTATGAGCCGTGTAATACAGGATTTGCCGTATGGATTTAATGCTATTGCGAATAACTTAACAAATATCCTCCCCGCTGCCGGGGCATTGGGATTAGGTATATCAGCACTTGTGGCAGGATTGCAGTTTGCTCAGTTGGGTTTTGGGAACTGGACAAGGGGGTTAATTGAAAATAAAGAAGCAACAGAGGAAAATAAGAAAGTACAAGAAGATTATATTGCAGGACTTGCTAAAGAAAAAACGCAGTTAGATTTATCATTTAAGACTGCTACAAATTATAATATACCATTAGAAGCGAGATTACAAGCAGTTAAAAATCTACGTGAGCAATACGGTGGTTATCTTAAAGATTTTAGCGATGAAGATATAATGCTTGGAAAAGCAACGGCAGGATATAATGCCTTATCTGAAGCTATTGTTAAATCAGCTAAGGCAAGGGCTGCATCATCTTTGATTGAAGCAAAACAAATGGAATTGCTTAAAATTGAAGAAGAAAATAATAAAGCGATTGCAAAAGCAGAAGAAGAAAGGTCAAAAATTAAAGGTGCAAAAAAACTTGATGTCGGACAAACAATGGTATCAGGTGGGCAGTATACTAAAATTGAAGTATCATCTGCAAATCAATTTTTGTTAATTCAAAATGAATTAAATACAACATTAGATACCAATAAACAAAAAGCAGCAGCACTTAAAACGGAAATCGACAAATTAGGCAAAACCTATGAAGAAAATATAATTAAACCTTTTAAGGAAGATAAAACAAAAGGTGCTGGCGGGCTTTCAAAAGAATCAATAGACGGCAAAAACCTTTACTACATGGAGAAGATGAAAGAATTTCTTCCTATACTTGAAAGGTTTAATGCGGCTAAAGCAAAACAAGGTCAACAAGGTACTATTAATTTAGCACCACAACGTAATAACGGAACGCAGGATTTACAGAACTTACAATTATCGGTAACATCAAACCAAACACTAAATAAAGCACTTGCCGAAAGAAGGACATTGCAAGATATTTTAGAGAAACAAATACAGGAATCGCAAGCAGGTAAAATAACCGATTACTTAATGAATAGTTTTTCGGGGTTAGTTACTGCAATGCAGAATGGTGCGAATATAGGCGATGCGCTTGGTAGTATGTTTCAAAAGTTAGCACAGGATATTGCCTATGCGGCTGCTAAAGCATTGATACTACAAACGATATTATCACTATTACCCACAGGTGGATTTGCTGCATCTGGTAGTGGTTTTGTACGTTCATTCGGTAAACTTCTCGGCTTTTCCGAAGGTGGTACTGTTTCGGGCCCACAATCCGGTTATCCTGTTATGTTACACGGAACTGAACACATCGTAAGACCCGACCAAATGAAGTCAATAATCGCCTCCGCAGCGCAAATGGGAGGTACTTCCGGAGGAAGGATTGAGGTGTATGGCAAATTACAAGGGCAAGATATATGGTTAAGTCAACAGAGAACTAATACATTCAGAGGATTAACAACGTAATATGGCATACGGAAAGAAATATACCTTATCAGCTATTGGAAAATCAGGTCATACTTTTACTGCTGAAATATGGGAGGATAATTATTCTGGGGCAGTTTATCAAATTAACACCTACACTAATCCTTTTGTTTTAGAATGTAATGCATCAAGCGATGATCCGTTTCAGCCGATACTTCCTACTACATTTACGATACAGGCTGATATGACAGATTTTGTAGGGCCATTTCCTGATTTCCTTACTACCAATGACCGAAAATATCATGTAAAGTTTTATGCAGAGGGAACGACTTACTTGTTATGGCAAGGATTTATTTTAATGGATAACCTTACCTTACCGTTTACAACGGGTAGAAGAATAATTACTATTATATGTATTGATGGATTAGGTTTACTAAAATCATGTACTTATAATTTTACAAGTGCTAATAGTAATACAGGCGAAACATTAATACAGATTATTAGAAATTGCTTAAACGCAATAGGATTGCCGGATGGTTATAAAATTAATTCAGCTATAAATTATTATACAACTGCTCAATCCACTTCATTATCATATTTACGACAAACGTATATAATTCCTGATAACTGGACTAATAATGATTTTACATACAAAACTTGTTACGATATTTTAGAAAAGATATTAGTAGCACATGGAGCGCAACTATATCAATCTAATGGGCAGTGGTGGGTAACATCTGTAAATGAAAGGGCAGTAGATACTTTAAGAGTATTCCAAACAGATAATTTATTAACTGCTGATACTTCATTTAACTTAAATATTAACAGGGAAATAAAGCCATATATCAATGATACTTTAACGCCTTATTATTTTATATCAAATTCTCAAACTAAGATATTAAATAAGTGTTTCCAATCGCTAAAGATTACTGCTAATCTTGACTATCCCGAAAATACAGTAGTTAATGGAAATATGGCTATTGTTACAGGGGGTATACCAGATAACTGGCAGAGGTCATTAGGTACAGGCGGTTCTTTAACAATGACAAATTCAAGTGGGATATATGGTGCTGAAATTACTTCCGGTACAACAAATACAGTATTAAGGGCATTGAATTGCGGTTATGTTAGTGAAGGTGATATATTAGATATTAAGTTTTTAGCAAAGCCTAATATTATAGGTAATTTAGAAATTGAGATAAGAGTAGATGGAGGTACAACGCAGTATTATTGGGTAACATCTGGAGGAGTTAATCAATGGTTAACCGGTGGTGGATATTATTCACATAAAATTAATACTACAAATTTAGAACCTCAATCATTTACTACTTCCCCATCCGGAATAAGCGGAACATTAACGATAGCTTTTAGAGTTATATCAACAGGTATATCCAATGTATTTATAGCTAATTTGTTGAAAACGGCAAGGCCATCACTTGCCGATAAAGCGGTTATGTATAATCAAACTGCATCTAATTTGTATAAAAAGGAAATTGAGATAGAAATAGGTAATCAATTCCCATTAACTAATATATCACAAAGGCAATCATTGTTAGCAAATAGTACAAGTCAGCAGTTAGTTAGTTTCGAAAGATATGGTAAAACAGGAACTTATTCTACATTAGGCACTTTGCTATTTAGACAATTATTCAATATTTATAACCTCACAAGGGTTAATATGAATTTTACACAGTATAATTTATTTACAGGTAGTGGTTTTATTGGATTAGTTAATAACATGAAAATTAGCGACCCTACTTCTACTTTATCGGTTAATTCTTTTAGATACATTTTCGGTGAGTGTACTTTTGATTTTGTAAATAATACTGTTTCCGGTACTGCTTTACAATTAAGCGACTCAGATGTTACATATACATTAATTACTAATCCAACGCCTACACCTCCTATCCCTTGCGCCAATTATTATAATAATTCAGCAGCTAACTGGGTTGGTGATTATACGGATTGTGCCGGAAATCTTTTAACAGGTGTAACTTTGTCACCGGGTCAGTTTGTTTGTGCAAAAACTTTCCCGCCCCCATTTACTACAAGTGGAATGGATTTAACTCAAGCAGGAAATTGTTAATACTATGCCAAACCCAATCACAGGCCAAAAGCTAAACATATACAAGTACAACTCAATCGCAATGACTGACACGTTAATTGCGTGTGCAAGGAATTGTACGTTTAACGTAAGCGTAAATGAAACAGAGGTTACCAACGTATCAAGTGCATGGTTCAAGGAGTCACGCCCGGATGTAGCTTCATGGAGCATACAGGCAGATGGGTTGATAGTACTCGATAACTATTCTTATCTGTTTATGATGAATAGCCAACTTGCACGGGAAATCATTTCTCTTAAGTTCGTTATAGACAATGGTACTACAGGAGGGTTAGTTATCGTATCGGGATTAGCCTGGCTGCAATCCTTCACAATGCAAGGGAATAATAAAGATGCAGCGACTTATCAGGTATCGTATCAAGGAACAGGTGCATATTCATTAGCAGGTACTACAGTAACGCCTACAGGTGTAGTTATAAGCGGTACTACTACACAGGTATTGCAGTACACTACATCCGGTGGGGAAACCTCCATCGTTATACCGGGTGGTGCAGGTAAGACGATGATATACGGCTCACGTGGCGGAACATCATTTGAAACGATAGCTTATAGCGGATTGCCCGGTACAGGCGTTGTATGGACTATAGCAAGTGGAACACTGACAGTAGATAGTGGAGTTCCATTCTTTACAGGAGAGAAAATTATTATTTTAGTTCAATAAAAATCAATATGAGAAAGTTATTAACAATATGTGTAATACTTTTAACACTTACTGCATCTGCCCAATGGCAGCAGACTGGTGCAAA